CTATTTGACGATATCCATATTATCAGAACTGATAGTAATGGAAACGAAACAGCTTTTATTAAGGTGCCAATTACCTACGCACCAAAAGAAAAGATGTTAGCTCGTGCTCAGCAAGATCCTAACATTGACAGACCAACAGCAACAATTACAATGCCAGTAATGTCATTTGAGATGACATTTGTCAACTATGATTCTGATAGAAAATTACCGACAATTAATCGTTCTGCTAATAAATTAGCTTCAAATCCAAGTGTTTTAAACTATCAGTATAATCCTGTTCCATACAACTTTGGTTTCAAGTTATACATTATGGTTAAGAACGCTGAAGATGGTACAAAAATTGTTGAGCAGATTTTACCTTACTTTACACCTGATTTTACTGTAACTGTTCAACTAATACCAGCTATGAATGAAACAAAGGATATTCCTATTGTTTTAAATTCAATTGACCAAATTGATACATACCAAGGAAACTTTACAGAAAGACAAGCTCTCATATGGACGTTGGATTTCACACTAAAAGGTTATCTCTTTGGTCCTGTTAAGACATCGCCAATTATTAAGTTTGCTAATGTTAACTTCTACACACCAACAGTACCAGATGGTTCATTACCTAATGCTGTGGGTGTTACACCAGAAGTTTCATATGTTCATATTCAGCCTGGATTACTTGCTAATGGTTCTCCAACATCGAATGCATCTGCTTCAATTCCAGTTTCACAAATTCAAGTAACTGACGATTACGGTTATGTAATAGAAAAGACTGATATCATACCATGACATCAAATAATGCAATTACCAATGCTTTGAATTTATCACCACTACCATCAGATGCTACAGTAAAATCAATTGTGGCAAAAGCTCATGATGATAGTGCAAAGAATGATTTTGAAATGGCTCGTTCTAATATCCACGAAGTGATACAGAACGGTGTTTTTGCTATGGAAAAGTTATCTCAAATAGCTGATAGCTCACAACATCCAAGAGCTTTCGAAGTTCTAGCAAAGCTGATGGAAACAATGCTTCAAGCAAATAAAGATCTTTTATCGTTACAGAAAGATATTCGTGAGATTGAAGCAAAAGATACACCATCTAATGATGAAGCAAAATCCGTCACCAATAATTTGTTTGTTGGCTCTACGGCTGATCTTCAAAAAGTGATAGAGGATATGAAAAATGGAAGTGGATCTAAGTAAGCTCAAAGGGTATAACGGAAATGCCCTACTTAAACGCTCAAATCAAAAAATAGAGTGGACACCAGAGCTTGTTGAAGAATACATCAAATGTTCTAACGATGTAGTTTATTTCACCGAAAAATATATGAAGATCATCAACATCGACAAAGGGTTGGTGAGCTTCAAGCTATACGACTACCAAAAAGAAATGTTGGAGTCTATGGCTAAAAATCGTTTCAATATCATTGCAACTGCTCGTCAAGCTGGTAAGTCAACAGTTACTTGTGCGTTCGTTCTTTGGTATATTATTTTCCATCCTGAGAAAACAGTTGCATTACTAGCAAACAAAGGCGAAACGGCTCGCGAAATCCTTGGACGTATTCAACTCGCCTATCAGCATTTACCTCGCTGGTTACAGCAGGGTGTGAAGGAATGGAACAAGGGTTCAATGGAACTCGAAAATAACAGCCGTGTTCTTGCTGCTGCAACTTCATCTGATAACATCCGTGGTTATTCTATCAACCTTCTCTTTATCGATGAGGCGGCATTTATTGAGAACTGGGATACGTTCTTTACATCAGTTTATCCTACAATTTCATCTGGTCTTGAATCTAAGATCGTTCTAGTTTCAACGCCAAACGGATTGAACCATTTTTATTCTCTATGGACCAATGCTAAGGAAGGTCGTAACGGCTACCATCCAATTGAGGTAACATATACAAAAGTTCCTGGTCGCGATGAGGAGTGGAAAAACAACACTCTAGCTGCAATGAACTTTGATATTGCCAAATTTGAGCAGGAATATTGTGTTGAGTTTATGGGTAGCTCTGGCACACTTATTGCTGGTTGGAAGTTGAAAGAGCTTACTCATATGGTTCCAGTTGTGTCAAAAGATGGATTGAAACAATACTTTCAACCATCACAAGGACATTCATATGTTATGGTTTGTGACGTTTCAAGAGGTAAGGGTCTTGACTATTCTGCATTCTCATTAATTGATGTCACAAAAATGCCTTATGTTCAGGTATGCGTTTATCACAATAATATGATAACACCAATCGATTATGCTGACGTTATTCATCGTGTTGCTAAAGCATATAACAATGCTTCTATTCTTATTGAAATTAACGACATTGGTGAGCAAGTTGGACATTCACTTCATTATGATTTTGAGTATGAAAATGTTCTTATGACTGAAAGTGCTGGTAGAGCTGGAAAACGTATTAGCACAGGTTTTGGTGGTGGTCCTCAAAGAGATTATGGTATTCGCACAACAAAGCCTGTTAAGGCTACTGGCTGCTCAATCCTCAAGCTGTTAATAGAACAAAACCAACTTATCGTAAACGACTTTGACACAATTGAAGAGCTATCAACGTTTTCTCGTAAAAAGCAAAGCTATGAAGCTGAGGAAGGAAAACATGATGATTTGGTGATGCCATTAGTCCTTTTTGCATGGTTGACAGATCAGCAATATTTCAAAGATTACACGGACATAAATACACTAAACAAGCTCCGAGAAAAAACCGATGATGAGATTATGAACGACCTTTCTCCTTTTGGATTCGTCGATGATGGGCGTGATGATTACGCAGATACGTTAGAACTGCCTTCATCGAGCAATTGGATGTTCGGGGTAGAATCTGATATTTTATAAATAATCTATAGATTTATAATACCTTTTTCCATGGAAGGAGAATCCAAAATGCCAACTCTATTAAGTCCAGGCGTAAATACAACAGAAATCGACCTAACAACAATTGTACCTGCAGTTGCCACTTCAACAGGCGCTATTGCAGGTATTTTTAACTGGGGTCCAGTTGCTGAACGTACGCTTATCGACTCAGAAACAGCTCTCGTCCAAACATTTGGTAAGCCAAACAACAACAATGCTGAAACATGGTTTACAGCTGCTAACTTCTTAGGCTACACAAATTCATTGTACGTTGTTCGTGCAGCTAACACAACAACTGGTGTTGCAAACGCAGCATTAAACGCTTTCGCTAACTCTTCAACGTTATCAAACACAGCAAACACACCTGTTGTTCTTAACAGCACAGACTTTGCATCAAAGTATGGTACAGGATTCACAGGCAGCAGCCCATTTGAAAGTGTTGTTCAATACATTGCTCGCTATCCTGGTGCTGCTGGTAATTCATTGAAAGTTTCTGTTTGCGATAGCCCAAGTGCTTATAGCTCAAACCTCAACATGGTTGCTAACTCAGATACAACAGCTAGCCTTGTTGCAAGCATTGGTTCGAATGCAGTGATCGTTACAGTTTCTTCATTGACTGGTAACATTGCTTGGACAAATACATATGCTCATGCATTGGCCGCTAACCTCACAATTGGTGACAATTTGGGTCTTGGTAACGCCTCGATCGGTGTTCAATATGCTCAGGTTACTGCGATTGGAACACCTGCTACGGTTGGTACAAACTCAGTATTCACAATTTCAACAAACGATGTTTATAGCTTAGGAACAACATTTATTGCCAATTCTTCAGCTTCAAACACAGTAACACGTCACTGGGAATTCTTCAACTTCGTTCCTTCAGCTCCAACAACATCTGATTACGTTGCTCAGTTTGGTAACTCAGCAGCAGTCGACGAGATCCATATTGTTGTTGCTGACGAAAATGGTGCATTCACAGGTCAACCTGGTACTGTTCTTGAAACATGGAGCAACTTGTCTCGTGCATCTGATGCTAAGACAGTTGGTGGTCAAATGAACTACTACCAAGCTGTGATTAATCAATCATCTCAATATATTTGGGCTGTTAATGATCGTAGCGGTGCTACAACAAACACAGCTGTTAATGTTACATCATCTACAAACCAAAGTGCAGAGACAATCTCATTCATTGGTGGTCAAGATGGTGATACAGAATCTGCTGCTCCATTGTCAACAATCTCAGCTGGTTACAATCTCTTCACTTCTGCTGAAGATGTTGATATCTCTCTTGTTCTTCAAGGTAAGCCAATTGGTGGTTCAACTGGTTCTGGCGGCATGACAGTTAATAACTTCCAGCTTGCTAACTGGTTGATCGATAATATTGGTGAAGCAAGAAAAGATTGTGTTGTCTTCATCACACCAGATGATGGTGTAACAACAGGTCATATTGGTAACGAATCAACAGCTATTGTTAACTGGAGAAACGTGCTGCATGATTCATCTTATGCAGTGATGGATTCAGGTTACAAATATCAATACGATCGTTATAACGATATCAACCGCTACTTGCCCACAAACGGCGATGTTGCTGGTCTCTGCGCACGTACAGATTCGCAAAGAGATGCATGGTGGTCACCTGCTGGTTTCAACCGTGGTCAAATTAAGAACGTTATTAAAATGCGTTACAATCCACGTCAAGCAGCTCGTGATAATCTTTACAAGAACGGTATCAACCCAGTTGTTTCGTTCCCTGGTGAAGGCACAGTTCTTTACGGTGATAAAACATTGCAAACAAAGCCATCAGCATTTGATCGTATCAATGTTCGTCGCTTGTTTATTGTTCTTGAGAAAGCAATTTCAACTGCTGCTAAATTCACATTGTTCGAATTCAATGATGAGTTTACAAGAGCACAGTTTAAGAACTTGGTAACTCCATATCTTCGTGACGTTCAAGGTCGTCGTGGTATTACAGACTTCTTGGTTGTTTGTGACGCTACAAACAATACGCCACAAGTTATTGACTCTAATCAGTTTGTCGGAGACATCTATATTAAACCTGCTCGCTCAATCAACTTTATCCAGTTGAACTTTGTGGCTGTTGCTACTGGTGTTCAGTTCTCTGAAGTTGTTGGTAAGTTCTAATAAATAGATAAAAGCTATAAGGAGAATAACAAATGGCTTCAGGTTTTAACGCTAGTACATTTAAGTCAAGAGGCTTAACATACGGTGGTGCACGTCCTAATCTCTTCGAAGTGTACTTGACAATTCCAACGTTTGTTGCAGCTGATACTGGCTCTGATACAAAGTTTCGCTTCACTGCACGTGCAGCGCAACTTCCAGCAGCTACTATCTCAGCAATCGATGTTGGTTACTTTGGTCGTATGATTAAGTTTGCTGGTGACAGAACATTTGCTGATTGGACTGTCACAGTTCTTAACGACGAAGATTTTCTCGTTCGTTCAATGCTTGAAAAGTGGTCAAACGCTTTGAACAAGTTGGAAGCAAACCAACGTCAAACATATGGTTCAGAGAACGATTATAAAGCAACAATGAATGTTATTCAATATGCTAAGGACGGTACACCAATCCGTTCTTATGATATCATTGGTGCTTTTCCAACGACTATTGATGCAATTGATCTTAACTGGGAAACACAGAACCAAGTTGAATCGTTTGGTGTTACATTCGCTTACGATTACTGGTTACCATCAGCTGGATCAGAGTTGAACAACGCCTATCTTGGCGATGCAACAACTCCTATTTCATCTTAATAAATAGTGTTAGCCTCTATAAATTAGATTATTGAGAGGGGCATGGTTAATAGCCACCCCTCTTTTATTTGAAGGAACAAAAATGGCACAATTATTTGGCTGGGAATTTAAGCGTAAGATAGAAGCAGATCCTGCTCCATCATTTTCTCCAAAAGAAACAGATGATGGTGCACTTACTATTGCGGCTGGTGGATCGTTCGGTACATACGTTGATCTCGACGGTACAGTTAGAACAGAAGCAGAGCTTGTTACAAAATATCGTGAAATGGCATTGCAACCTGAATGTGATGCTGCTGTCGATGAGATTGTTAATGAAACGATGGCAATTGATGAGAAAGACATTGTAAAGATTGATCTTGATCAGTTAGAAGTTTCAGCAAACATTAAAAAAATAATTCACGATGAATTTAATAACATTTTAAACATTCTTGATTTTAATCGCCACGCTTATGAAATATATCGTCGTTGGTATATCGATGGACGTTTATATTACCATGTTATCATCGATGAAAAAGATCCTAAAGCTGGTATCAAAGAAATTCGCTACATTGACCCTCGCAAGATTCGCAAAGTTCGCGAAATTGCAAAGAAGAGAGTTAGAGGTGGTGAAACAAATGAATCTGTGATTACAAAAACACAGAACGAATACTACATTTATAATGATAAAGGTTTCAATTACGGCAATAAGACAGTTGGTCCTACAACAACTGGTTTGAAAATTGCTAAGGACTCAATTCTCCACATTACATCTGGTTTGACTGATACAAACGGAACAATGGTTCTTTCGTATCTTCATAAAGCTATTAAAGCATTAAACCAACTTCGTACTCTTGAAGATGCGCTTGTCATCTATCGTCTTGCTCGTGCACCCGAGCGTCGTATTTGGTACATTGACGTTGGTAATCTTCCAAAGATGAAAGCAGAACAATACGTTCGCGATATTATGGTTAAGCATAAAAACCGTCTTATCTATGATGCTGAATCAGGCAACATTAGAGATGATCGTAAGTTTATGACAATGATGGAAGACTATTGGATTCCACGCCGTGATGGTGGTAAGGGTACAGAAGTAACAACACTTCCAGGTGGTCAAACACTTGGTCAGATGGATGACGTTTTGTATTTCCAAAAGAAGTTTTATGGAACGTTAAATGTTCCTATCAACCGCCTTAACTCAGATGCTTTATTCTCGTTAGGTCGTGCAACAGAAGTTACTCGTGATGAGTTGAAGTTTGCTCGCTTTGTTGCTCGCTTAAGAGGTAAGTTTTCTACACTATTCACAAACATGCTTCAAAAGCAACTTGTTCTTAAGCAAGTAATGACAATTGAAGACTTCAATAATATTTCTCCTGATTTTAAGTATAACTTCTCTAAAGACAACTACTTTACAGAACTTAAAGATGGTGAAATCCTCGACAATCGCATTAACCTTGCTCGTAACTTCCAAGACATGGTTGGTAAGTATTATTCACAAGAATGGCTTCGTAAAAATATCCTTCAGCAAACAGATGAAGATATTGAAGAGCAAGATGAGCTTATTAAGGATGAAACTGATTCAGGTGACCCACGCTGGGTTAATCAGCAAGTTCAGCAAACAGAAATGATGCAGCAACAAATGGGTGAAACTGAGCAGCAACCGCTAGCTAATGATGAAGATACAGATGCTGATCCACAGCATGATGAGGATACAAGAAAACTACAGCAGGCAAAAGCTACGTATGATCTTCTTTCTCAGAAAAAGAATAGAACTCTTGCAGATGAAGCAAAGTTTAAATCTGCATCTCAAATCTTAGCAAAGAATAAATAATTGGAGATAACAATGGATAATGAAGCATTAATAACCAATCTGATTTCAAATGCGTACACACAAAAACCGCTTGAATTTCAGAACGATTTTAACTTGATGATGGCTGATAGACTTGCAACAGCTATTGATAATAAAAAGATTGAAGTTGCACAAACAATGTTTGCAGACCAAACACAAGTTGAAGATCAGAATTTAGAGGAACCAAGCGATGGCGAAGCAGCTTAAAGATATTTTAAAACAAGCTCACGAAACAATCAAGGGCGTACATTCAGCTCAAACAATTGCTGGAAAACTTGGTACTGATCCAGGTGTCGATTATGATCCAAAGCCAAGCGATGAGCGAGAGTTTGTTGCTAAACATTCTGTTGAAAAATGGGATGATCGTGCTGGTAATAAAAATCCATCTGATGCTGTTAGCTATTCATTACATGCACAGATTAACCAGCGTTTAGGTTATACGCAAGCAGATGCTAAGAAAGCAGAGTTTGCTCCTGTTAAAGAATCTACTGAATCAAAAAAAGCTGAGGACGCACAGTGCAACCACACTCCGAAAGGAACTGTGTGTCCTGTTCATGGTGTGGCAGAGTGCTGGAGTGTTAAACCACTCAAGGAAATCTCTTCTAAGACTTTAAGTTCTTACATTGACAAAGCTGAAGCTGATAGAGAAAAACATTATGAAAACATTGCTAAGAATAAACATGCTAAAATGGGTTCTCCAGAAGATCAGTCTGTTTATGATTCAATGGAAAAGATTGGAAAAAGAACAAAGGGTATTAGAACAGCTTTAGCAAAAGAAGATGTTGAGCAAGTCAACGAGATATCAAAAGATCTCGCAAAGAGTTATATTAAAAAAGCAACATCTCAAATAGATGATACACCCGAAGACAATAGAAAAGCATCAAAGAAGCTTGATAAACGTGAGATGGGTGTTCGTATGGCTTCAATGAAGAAGAATGCTTCAAAGTATGCAAAAGTTCATGCTACTGAGCAAACAGAGCTTGATGAGAAGCTTACAAAAGATACAACAGCTGGTGAAACAATTCACGATTTTGTTCATTCAAAGAATCCTAAGTTTGCTGGTAAGTCTAAAGAAGAGCGGAAACGTATGGCTCTTGGTGCTTACTATGCGAAACAAAACGAAGAAGTTGAACACCTAAAAGAAAATCACGTCGAATACTATCTTCGTAATGTTGATAAAAACAATAAAGATCATAAGAAAGTTGTTGAAGCAATTGGTACTCACAAAGCTAAATTTGTTGGCGCTTCAAATAGAGGTGCAATTGTATCTCTTCACAAACATCGTGTGTACGACTTTCTTAAAGATATGAAGATGCATGGAGTTCATCCAGATCCAATCGAAAGATTTGGTGAGGAAACAATTAACGAGTGGGAAGCAGTTGAGCCATTGTTAGGTTCAACAGATCCCGCAGCTGATATTGCTAAGAATAAAACAGATCATGTTGATGATGAAATTGAAATGGTTCGTACAGAGCTAAAAGCAATTGCTCATAAAGTGATGCATATGCTCGCAAACATGCCAGCTGATCATCACATTGAACCATGGGTTCAAGCAAAGATTGCTATGGCAAAGGCAAGCATTGGTTCTGTTCATGATTATATGATGTACAGCGATAAGCAGCCAGAAGAAGAACAAACAGATACACCAATGGTAACGCCTCAGATGTATCCAAACATGGCGAACGATAATGCAGCGGGGATTAACGTATGATCTATAAATTTTTAGCTCAAGAAATTAGTATTAATAGCGCTAATAGTGTTGCTAATAGTACTCTTGTTCGTGTTGTTAATCCAACAACTGCTAACACAGTTCTTTTGGTTCAATACGCAAATGGTACAACGTACGCATCAGGAACAGTTCTTGCTAACAGCGAAATAGTTGTTCAAAAGAGTTCGTCTGATCTTTTAATTGGCTCTAACCAATTAGCATCACCTGTTGCATTTAAAACATAAGAGGAAAAAATGAAACTAATCACCGAACTCTTTGAAGATATGGAATACATTACCGAAGCCAAAGAAAATGGTGAGAAGGAACACTATATCCATGGGATCTTCCTTCAGGCTAATCGTAAAAATCGTAACGGTCGTATCTATCCATTACACATCATGGAAAACGAAGTTAATCGCTATATGAACGATGTTGTTAAAAATAATCGTGCTTATGGTGAACTTGGTCACCCACAAGGTCCAGCAATCAATCTTGATCGTGTTTCACACATCATTACTGAATTGCGCCGTGATGGTGACAACTTCATTGGTAAAGCAAAACTTACAGATACTCCAATGGGTAACATCGCTAAAGGCTTGTTGAAGTCTGGCGCTAACCTTGGCGTTTCATCTCGTGGTATGGGTTCATTGAAGCCAACCAAAGACGGTATTATGGAAGTTCAGGATGATTTTCATCTTGCCACAGCTGCCGATATTGTTGCCGATCCATCAGCTCCCGATGCCTTCGTTAAAGGTATTATGGAAGGTGTTGAATGGGTTTATGATCCTGTTAAAGATACATGGCGCGAAGAAAAACTTCATGAAGTGAAGAAAGCTATGAAAAAGATGACTATGGATGAGATTGAAGAGTCAAAAATGGCTATCTTCGACGAATACTTAAAATCTTTAACGTTCAAATTCTGAATTATATAAATAATTATAAATTCCAAAGGGAGACCTTAAATGACAGATAAAGTAGAACACATTGAAAACGTAGACGAAGAGACTCTTGCAGCTTCTTCCCTACACCCAGCTGCTCGTCCTGTAAAAGACGATCCGAAGTCAAAGATCGAGATGTTGTATCACGTTCTTAAGGGCATCGATGCTATGCCTAAAAGAGACTTTGTGAAATGGTTTGATCAGCAGCAAGCTGTTTTTGGTCCTGGTAAAGACTATGGTGTTGGCGACAAGTCAGCTCATAACCAAGACTCAATTGACATGACAACAGGCAAAGGTCCAAAGACAAAAATGCCTATGCCAAAGCTTTCTGTTAAAGAAGATGTTGCAGAAATCTTTGCTGGTTCTGATCTGTCCGAAGAATTTAAAGACAAAGCTTCTACAATTTTCGAAGCTGCTGTTTCAGCTCGTATCATTGCTGAGTCAGCTCGTCTTGAAGAAGAATTTGAAGCTCAGCTTGTAGAAGCTGTTGCTGAAATCAATGAAGAACTTACTACAAAAGTTGACGCATATCTCGACTACGTTGTTGAGCAATGGATGGAAGAGAATGCAGTTGCTATTGAGTCAACACTCCGTAATGAAATTATGGAAGAGTTTATTGACGGTTTAAAAGGCTTGTTTGCTGAACATTACATTGACGTTCCTCAAGAGAAGGTCGATGTCATCGAGTCACTTGCTACTAAGGTAGAAGAGCTTGAAGCAAAATTGGACGAACAAATTACAGAAGCTGCTACACTTAAATCAGCTCTTGTAGACGTTGAAAAACAAAATGTATTTGAATCATTCCTTGGCGATCTTGCTCTCACACAGCAAGAAAAGTTCAAGGCATTAGCAGAAGGCGTTGATTTTGATGGTGACTTGGAAGTGTATTCCAAGAAGCTTTCAATCATCAAAGAAAAGTATTTTGCTACTGAAAAAAGAGCTCCAGTGGAAACAAACATCACTGAAGAAACTTTTGAAGGTGAAACATCAACAGCATCTGTTAATGTAGATCCATCTGTAAACCGTTACGTTCAAGCTCTCGCAAGAACCCTGAAAAAGTAATAGTAATAAATAATAAACAAACCCAAGTTAGAAAGGGAGACAAAAATGTATCTAGCTGAGGAAATCCAAAAGAAATGGGCACCATTGCTCGACCACGACGGTCTTGGTTCAATTAAGGACTCACATCGTCGTTCAGTAACAGCTACTGTCCTTGAGAACACAGAACGTGCTCTCAGCGAGTCAGCAGCTCACGGCATGTATCAGACCTTGACAGAAACAGGTCTTGAGCCAGGCGCCGTCAACGCTATGGGTGGTTCTTCATCCACAGCCGGCACAGGCGGTATCGATACTTTCGATCCTGTGTTGATCTCACTCGTTCGTCGTGCAATGCCTAACCTCATTGCTTATGACATCTGCGGCGTGCAGCCAATGACAGGTCCAACTGGCTTGATCTTTGCTATGCGTTCAAAGTACAACGCACAAGGCAACGGCACTTCAAATACATCTTTCGGTGGCAACAACACCAACGAAACATTCTACAACGAAGTGAATACAGCATTCTCTTCAATCGTTGCTGGTAACTCAACATTTGGCCAACAGTTCTCTGGTACAATTCCTGGTCAAACAAATACAACAGCACTCGTCAATACTGCAACATACAACACCGGTACTGCTATGGCAACAGCTGTTGCGGAAGCCTTGGGTGCAACGTATTATGCTAACGGCGCTGCTGGTCCTGGCGATTTCAACCAGATGGCATTCAGCATTGAGAAAGTGACTGTGACTGCAAAGACACGCGCTCTCAAAGCAGAATACACAATGGAATTGGCACAAGACTTGAAAGCAATTCACGGTCTCGATGCTGAGACAGAATTAGCTAACATCTTGTCAGCTGAAATTCTTGCTGAAATCAACCGTGAAGTTGTTCGTACAATCAACATCACAGCTCAGACAGGCGCTCAGGACAATACAACAACAGCTGGTATTTTCGATCTTGACACCGACTCAAACGGTCGTTGGTCAGTTGAAAAGTTTAAAGGCTTGATGTTCCAACTTGAACGCGAAGCTAACCAAATTGCAAAGCAAACTCGTAGAGGGAAGGGCAACGTCCTTATCTGCTCTTCGGATGTTGCTTCTGCTCTTCAGATGGCTGGTGTTCTCGATTACGCACCTGCTCTCAATTCAAACAACTTGCAAGTCGACGATACAGGCAACACCTTCGCTGGTGTGTTGAATGGTCGCCTTCGTGTTTACATCGACCCATATGCAGTCGGTGGTAACTACCTCACAGTTGGCTACAAAGGTTCTTCTGCTTTTGACGCTGGCTTATTCTATTGCCCATACGTTCCGCTCCAGATGGTTCGTGCAGTCGACCAACAGTCCTTCCAGCCTAAAATCGGCTTCAAGACTCGTTATGGCATGGTTGCAAACCCATTTGCTGAAGGCACAAACACTGGTTACGGTGAGTTGTTGTTCAACACCAACCGCTACTACCGTCGTGTTATCGTCAATAACTTGATGTAAGATATAAGATCCGACATAATCGGACCTGACTTAATGGGGGGCTTCGGCTCCCCATTTTTTATTGTTGACATGTAGCCAAAATTTGTGTATAATCATACTTGAGCCATTAGCATAAATAGCTGCAACGATGGAGAGAATCTCAATGACAGCTGTTGACAACACACCAAGTAATAGAAATTTTCTTAGTCCTCTTAATTTCAGCTTTCAAATTAAGAGAGCGCCTAATGTTAATTTCTTTTTACAGAAGGTTAACATTCCATCAATCACAATACCAAAAATAGATATACCAACACCATTTGTTCCTATACCAAGTCCTTTTACACATTTAACATATGGTGAGTTTTCTATTACGTTTAAGGTAGATGAAGATTTTCAAAACTATTTGGAAATACATAACTGGATTCGTTCATTAGGTTTCCCTGATAATCCTGGTGAGTATCTTGCAATTGAACAAAACCCAGAATACACTGGCGCAGGTCTTACATCAGATATTTCATTGATTGCTTTAAACTCAGCAAAGAATCCAAATTACGAGATTACATTCAGAAATGCTTTTCCAACTCGCCTTTCTGATGTTAACTTTGACGCAACATTATCTGATGTCCAGTTCGTTACAGCAGAGG